AACTGGTCCTCCAGCTCCTTAGTCATCGCGTTGTTGTCGATGAGCATCTGCCGGTCGGTTTCGATCTCCTCCAGTTGCCGGTCGCGCCGGAACTGCTCGAGCTCCAGCCGCCGATCCTCGTCAGCGAGACGCATCTCGTGGAGCCGGTCGAACATCTGCTGCGCGGCCTCGATCCGGGCTTCGGCGTCGAACTCCGGTCCGGATGGCGCGTCGGGCACCTCTCTGGGGTCGGGCACCTCTGGGGGTTCGATGCCCGGCAACGTGATGGGCTGCAGGCCGGGGTCCGTGACGCGACGCGATCGCTCGAGCAGTCCCTCCAGCGTCTGGATATCGGATCGAGTCTCCTCGATCAGCGGGTTCAGCGTGCTGTCACGCCGGCCGCGGCGCGGACCGCTCTCAAGCCGATCCAGCCGCTCACGAAGCGCAACGAGTGTCGCCTCCAGCGCAGGTGTGTTGCCGAGGAAGTCCTTCAGCTCGTCGCCGAGCGCCTTCGCGTCCTCCTGCAGGGCAGACAGCCGACCCGCGCGGCGCGCGCCACGCGAACCCCGGCCTTTCGCGCCCTCCTGGCCCTCCAGCGTCTCGATCCGGTCGTTGACCGTGTCCATGTCCGACAGGACGTCGAGGACGTTGCGGCTGCCCGCAGCCAGGCGGGAGGTCAGCCCATCCAGCGCCGAGATCGCCGCGCGCACCTGGCCCTCGATCAGCTCGCCGAGGCCCTGGCCGGAGATCTGCCGGAACAGTCCGTCCCATGAGTCGCCGAGGTTGCTGATTGCGCCATCCAGGGTGTCGGTGCGCTCCGCCATCGCCCCGGCGAACTCGGTCTCGCCCAGGCCGATCAAGAACTCCTCGATCGCCGCGGCCTCGTTGGCGACCCTCGTCGTGATGCCCCGGAACGTGAATGCGATCGTGTCGCCTTCGTTCTTCGCGCGGATCCCGAACTCTTTCAGGCGCTCGAACTCGGCGGTAGCCGCGTCGGCGACCGCCTCGATCATCTGGTCCAGGTCCTTGCCCATGGCCGACGCCGTGTCGCCATAGGAGCGCATGGCGCGCTCGGAGGGGGTGAGCCCGAGGTTCGTCAGCTTCACGAACGCCTCGATCGACTGCTCGAGGGCGAACGGGGTCTGAGCCGCGAAGCGCTCCAGCTGATCGAACGCAACAGCCGCCGCGCCGACGCTGCCCGTGGCCGTGCGCAACTGCGCGTTGAGGATGTCGGTCTGGCGGGTGATGTCCACCAGCTGACGGGCAAGCTGCGCGCCGCCGAAGCCGGCACCGAACGCCAATGCGATGCTGCCGGCACGCTTCGCGACGGCGCCCAGCCGCGACTCGACCTTGTTGAGCACGGCCTTTGTGCGATCGTCGGCCGTGAGGAGGAATCTAGCCTCTGTTGATCTGGCCATCGATCACATCCATTGCTTCAACGAATCGGGCGGGCTGATCCAGGATGCCGCCCGCGTAGGGCAGAAAGCCGGACTTGTAGTGCCGGTAGAGCCGGATAAACTCCCAGCTCGCGGGGCTAACCAACTGGCGCAGGCAGCGGTTGGTCTCGATCACGCCGGGGATCTTCCACTTCGCGTGCTGCTCCGAGAAGCCGGGCGCGACCCCATCGACGCACGTGCAGTTACCGCAGTCGAAATCCTTCAGATTCTGCGCTACTTCGACTGCGATTCGGAGTTTCCCAGCGGGGACTCCTCGGCATCCTTGGCGCCGGATGGGAGAACGGAGATCATGAATATCTCGTTCACCAGCGCGCCTGCGTAGTCAGGCGTCAGCACGTCCAGCACGTCCGCCGAGAACGGGACAGGGGTGCCGTTGGCGTCCTCGATGCCCTCCCAGCCCAGCAGGCCGGCCTTCAGGAAGCGCACCTGCTGCTCGCCAGACACGCGCGAGACGGACCGTGCGTCCGCCAGGGCGTGCGTCAGGTCGATCTTTTCGCTCAGCTTCAGCGGTCGGATGTGAAACTTCTCCGGCTGGTCCTCGAACGGTTGGAACCAACGCGGGGTGAGGCCGGTATCGACTCTCATGGGCTCTCCGATCAGGTGAACAGCAGGGTGGCTTCGTCGTCGCCGGAGCTCTCCGCGGCGCCGTAGGTGAGGTCGATCGTCCGGATGCCATCGCGATCACCTCGCGACATCTCGCGATAGGACACCGCAGGGTGATTGAGCGCCCAGCGGTTGCCGGCGGTGTCGCCGATCGAGCCGGTTGCAACCGCCATCGCCGCGCCGGATCGCCATTTGCCGACCCAGTCCTCCGTGGCGACGGGCTCCATCTCCGGGTCGATCGTGCCCACGACGTCACGGCCGGTGATCCGGATCGCGGCGTAGCCATCTGCAGCGTTGACCGAAGGCGGCATGGACACCTGGTTCTGCAGGTCCATGGTGAGATTGCTGACCACACCAGCGTGGCTGTCGATCACGAACGTGGCGTCGACCATGACCGGCGGGATGACGGTCGAGAACACGCCCTCGATGATCGCCGCATCGGTCGGTCCGGCGATGTGCCCGATCATGTTGAAGGACAGAACACCGTGCTTGCCGGCCTCGGCCGCCATGCTCAAGTTGCCCCGGCACCCGGTCAGGGCGTAGAGCGTGCCGTCCTCGTAGAACTTGATCGTGCAGGACTCGATGCCGCTGCTCACGGGAGCATAGGAGACCGACGTGGACGCGGTGATGGTCTCGTCCAGGCCGCAGGCGCGCAGCAGGTCGCCGAACTCCGGGGCGGTGCCGGCCGTGCCGGAACCAGCGATGGGCACGTCGAACGAGATCGCCGCGAGCGAGCCGCCGTAGATGTGTTTGAGCGTGCCGAGCGACCCCCTGTGCGCGGGACGCTCGTGCATGCGAGCGCCCTCGGACAGATTCAGCTCGATGTTCTCGGCACGGACGACATCGTTCACGCCGGGCTCGGAGTCGGTCCCGTAGGTGTCCTCGATCTTGACCGTGAGAAGGCTACGCTTCACCAGCATCGGAATGCTCCTTCGTCTCAGGGGCCTTCGGCTGTGGCGCCTTCGGCGGATTGTTCTGCTTCTGCCCGCCCTTCCGGGTTCGGACAGCCTTCCGGGTTTTTTCGCTCATGCTGCAGTCTCCAGGCTGGCGACAGTGGTTCGCAGATGGACGCGCCAGCTCGTGCGCACGGCTGCTGCGATCAGGTCCGCCGGCTCGGTCTCCGGCTCATCCATGCCCAGCGCGTCGAGCTGGATCACACCCGCTACGCCGAGCGTGTAGTCGTCCTGCAAGCGCTCGTGGACTTGGGCGTAGATGCGCATCATCGCGTCAAGCCAATCGTCAGTGCGTGCGTTTACGTGGATGTCCACGTAGACGTCCTGGATCCAGTCGAGCCGGCTGTATACCGTCTGCCCCTCATCGGAGGGTGTCGCGACCGGGCCGAGACGAACGTTGACCCAGGTCGTCGGAACCGATGCGTCAGGAAGGGGACGGCGATCGATGGTCATCGGGCGCACGCGGTGTCGGTAGACCCGATCCGCGGCATCCGTGTTCACGCCGATCGCGAGAACGAACGCCTCGAGGACGGTCTGGAAGCGGTTCACGGGTACACCTCGCGATCGTGCTCAAGGATGACGTCGACCTCGCCGTCCGCGTCCCTCTGGAAGTCGACGATCACGTACTCGCCGTCAGAGCGGACGATCAGGTCGCCGATGCGCATCCCCGACGCGTCTGCCTCCTTCGCCTCGATCCAGGTCTGAAGCGAGGACTGCATCGAGCCGCCTACGTCGGACTCGACCCACTCGCGGCGGAAGATCGCCGCGATTTCGCTCTCGGTGCCCGCGGCTGACCGATGAACGACAGTCCCCCCAAGCGCATCGATTATCGTGGCGGTCACAGTGACCGCGTCGTCCTCGAAGGTCATGGCAGGATCTCGAATAGATGGGGGCCGAAGCCCCCGGTCGATCAGGCCACCGTGTTGGGGCCGACGTTCAGCTTCACCTTCACGAGCTCGCCGGCGGCCGAGGCCGTCTTGGTCTCCATCGAGATGCAGCCGAGGCTCAGGTCACCGGTTGCCGCGGTCGCCGAAGCGTCGTCCGCGTAGCCCGCGCCGCTGTTCGCGGACACGTCCCACACGATCGGCTGCCCCGTGACGAAAGCCGCGCCGTTCACTGCCGGAAGTTCATAGACGCCGGCGATTGCCACCGGGCCGACTGCGCCGTTGGCAATGTCGGTCACTGCGACGCCGAGCAGGCGGCCCACCACGACCGGCTGGCCTGCGGTGAGCGCCGAACCGGCGGTGACGCTGATGACGTTCCCGTCCTGCGCATACTTGGAATTGGACATCTCGTGTACTCCTGAGTTTCTGTTGCGGGTGAGGCGGGCCGCCGCTATGGATGCCCGCCGTTCAGATCGTCAGATCAGTCACCCGGGTCCTTGTAGAGGCCGCGGTGATCGAGCGCCTTCGCCGCGGCATCGATGCGGACCTTGAAGCTCACACCGTCCGACGTGAACGCGTCCACGCGCTCCATGTACGGGGCGTCAACCCCATCCAGGAAGGCGATCTCGATCGTGTCGAACCGAGACGGGTCTGCAGCCATGTACCAGGCTGCGGGGTCGTCCGAGTCGAAGCGCGAGTCCGCGAGAATCTCGAACGTGCCGGCCACGTAGTTTGGCCGCCGGCTGTTGTTCTGGCTGGCAGCGATCTCGGTCTGCGAATCGCGGACGACGCTGGCGATACCCTCGAGAGCGACCGGACCGATCCAGTAGCGCGGGGGGATGTTTAGGCGGCCGTTGCCGCTGGCATCGGTCTGCGTGCGCATTGCAACCCGCCCTGCGTCGATCGTGGCGGTCGAGGGAACGGCGCCCGCGCTCGCCAGGTTCGAGTGGCCGCCGTCGAACAGAGCGATGCCGTCAGCCATGTTGGCATTGGCGGTGAGCACGGCGGCGAACAGGTCGCCGACCTTGCGGCGCGCCGCGCGGCCCATCGTCTCCGGGACCCGCGTGAACGCATCCAGGTCGTCGTTGATGATCGCCTGACGGTTGATCGAGAACAGCTTGCCGAACGTGGCCAGCACGATGTCCTCGCCGTAGTCGCCGATGTCGCCCTGCGTGTACTCGCCGGACGGCTTCACTTCCTCCAGGTCAGAGAACTCGGTCATGCCGACCCGCTTGGCGGTCTTGAAGTCCACGAGGGACCCGATGCGGGCCGCCATGGGATAGATCTCGACCTGGTTCTCGTAGCCCATCAGCATCGACTTGTTCGCCACGTCGGCGAGCAGCGAGTCAAAGGACGACTGCGAGTGACGGAACGCAGTGTTCACGATCTGAGTTCGATCCATTCCGGACATCGAAACACCGCCGAGCGACAAGCTGTGCCGCGCCAGATCGAACAGCGAGAACGCCCGGAACTCGTTCGACTGATCGTCGCGCTGACCGAATCCGGCACGAGCCACGAGCGCCTTGAATGCGCCGTTCCGGAACTTGTCGATCGCGTCCTCGATGATCACGGCACCGCCCACGGGGCCGGGCTCGGGCTGGGTGCGGGCCTTGGCCAGCGCCTCGATCACGACGTCCTTGGCGGCCTCCACGGTGACGTCCTTGAGGATGCAGTTCG